AAGAATATCTGGAGTATTTTTTGCCCACCATGCAAGAAAATCTTTGAGCATATCTTCTTCTTTCCAGAAGACACGATACTCAACATCGTCACGTGAGTTTTCATACTCACGTGTTCCCCATACAATAATTTCTTTTGTAGTAAAGTTTTTGATAGTCAGACATAGAATCTCTTCCGAAACTTCCCTGACACTAGGGAATCCATTTTCAGCAGAAGTTTCAATATCAATAGTATAGATTTTTAATTGATTAAGATCATAATCAATACGTTCTTGAGGAAATTCTGTACTGATGTATTGATAAAGAAATTTGTCATACCCGTAGATTTTAAAATTCTCTACGTACTTGTACTCATTAATAAATTCTCTAGCAGATTTGATAGTATCAAAATCTAATTTTTGAGCATAGTGTCCCTCTAGAGTTTTGTAATCTGTTTTTTGGGTACATTGAGCAAAAAGAACTGGAGAGAACTTTTGCTCATACTGTACTCTTTCACCATTTTCATATCCGACATAGAGAATTTTATCTCTAGTCAAGAAAACATTACTGTAGAATTTCATCGTCAGGGGGTAGCACCTCTTTGTACTTGGAAAGGATCTCAGGATCTGGTGTCGCTAGTGTAGCAAGAGATTCGGAATAAAGCAAGACATTCCTTTGCTTGGTATAGCGAGGGAATATCCTGAGTTCTCCATCAATAATTTCCATCGGGTCTGATAGGAAACAGGATGGTTCTAATTCCATTTCAGTAATCTGAGAAATCAAATACGTACCGCTACGCAGCAGGATCGTTTTGATTTCCATTACTCTACCACTTCTACAGGTGATTCAGGAATCTCTTCCACAGGAGGTGTAGATCCCGCAGAGGTTTCTTCTTCAAGATCAATGTTATTTTTTGCACAATAATCTTTCAAGATATTATCATGTGGGTCATAGATCGTGACCAACCAATCTGCAGGAATAACAAATGCTCTTTGCTTAGAGAGTGGTGCCCAGTGAGTATATCTAACAGAGTATTTTGTCTGTGGTGCTTCTTCACCTTCTACCTGGAGTTCCTCATTTTCCTCTGCAGTAAGTTGCATAACGAATGGATTTGATAGGTGATAGGCGACAATTCCTTTCTGTTCATTGTCCATGATTTCTCTGGCGTCGGAAATAACATCCTCACCAGATTTCAATAGCATAACTTTAACGGTCATAGCGATAAATTAGTATCCTCTAAATGTCTAATGTGGTTTGAAAGTTTATCAAGGTATCCACGATTGCGTAACTCTTTGAACACTAGGTTCTCAAGGGCAAACTCTCCACCTTGTTGAATTGCAGATGCTCGCATGTCACGTATCTTCTTTTGAAGTTTACGTAAAACATTTGCATCATCTGCTTCGTTCTCGATGAGATCATCGATCTTTTCCATCATATCACGAACTTTGCGAATTAGCAAGGGGTCCGCTAAATCTACCTGCATACGTCTTGGTTCAAGAACCCAAGCATCTTGAGTTAATGAGTATACACCTTGATTTGCAGGTAGAGGGTCACTCTCATCCTGAGCATATAGTTCTACTGGATGAGCATAGATTTTAATGTCATGGACTAATGCCCATAGTTTCTTTTTGTCTCTTAGGTAATCATCTAAGAGATCTGGACAGTCAGCAATCTGACTCTTGTCTACAACTAAATGAAGATCTAAATCTGAAAACCTAGTGTAGTTGTAATTAGCATTACCACCAACTAAAATAATATCCTTGATTGCTTCTTGAGGAATTTTAGCAAACTCTCCCCATTTATATGCAATCTGCAAAAGTTTATCTTTCACTTCAGCATGTAAAGATGAAGTGTCATCCCAAAATTTAATATTTAATTTATCGTGATACATCAGGGTCAACCTGAGGTCTTGAAAAGATTTCACTAGAGGACTGCCACTTTTGTTATTATTTATCTTCGACTATTTCAATGTTTGGTTCTGTGTTAACATCATTACCAAATACTGCCTTTGCCTCTTCTGTTGGTTTTAGAGTTTGACCATATGCCTCAAGAACTGACATAATAGGATCTACAATAGAAACAACCCAATCAGGATTTACAGCAATGTCATCATCATGGGTTAATGGTTGCCACTTCTCTAAAAGAATTCTTCCCGTATACTGTTGATTCCTTTCCTCAGTCCCCTCTACAAACATCTTTTCAACCGTGATTAGATAAGATTTATTAAAAATAAATGCTTGCCTAACCCCGGTATCTTTATGTTGAACTTCAGAAATATCTGCAATAATATCTTGATCAGATTTTAATTTAATTACTTTGATTGACATGATATGTTTCAAATGGTATTTTATTTATTTGATATCGTAAACCTTTCTTTTCTGATGATCTGGTACAATTTTAATTAACTCAATAGTTAACAAACCATTATCAAATTTAACTTCACCAACTTCTACATCATCTGATAGGTTAAAACTTTTAGCAAAAGTTCTAGTTGAAATACCACGATGCATATAATCTTCAGGATTTTTAGTTTTTGCTGCTATAGATCTAACAATCAAAACATTAGTTTGAGTTGTGATCTCAATAAGATCCTTTGACCAACCAGCAAGTGCTAGTTCAATTCTCCATTTGGTTTCAGTTTCCTTTACCAAATTGTATGGAGGATAAGCATCCTGGGATGTACCTAGTCCAAACGAATGTAATCGATAGAATAGATCATCGTAACCTACACTGTATCTTTCAACAGCATCTACAATGGCACTCATATCTTTTGTGCCGAACTTTCTAAGTCCTGTCATTATGGTAGCTCCTTTAAAAGCGAGTTTGTGTTTTGTGGACCCCAAAGGCATCCATACTATATATGAAGAAATACAAAAAAACTGTTACAGCAAATACCGTAACAGTTATGAGGGTTTCCGACTTTTGTAGAGACCGCACGAAAGGTCTCATCACTATTTATGATATATATTATATAATCAAATGCTTGATGTAATGAAAGGATTATTTCTAACATTCGGTATGCTTCTGATGACCACTTCTGCTGCTCAAGCGGGTGGACTTGTATCAAAACACTCTTCTAGTGTTCAACTAACTGTTGATGCTGCTAGAACTCAGGCAACAAGAATTGGTTCCTCATTTAGTATTTCAGGAACAAACATCGGTACTACTGATGGCACCACAGCAGATGCTGTTTCTACTGGCACTATTACCAATGGAATTTATTCTCCTGGTACTATTGAAGCAGTCCAAGGAACTGCAGAATCTGCTTTCTCTTTCTCTCAGGCTTATACTCAAGGTGATGCCGTACCAACTGCTGCTCCTACTGTAGGAGATGTTCCTAACTTCAGTAATGTAACTTCTTATACTGCTGGTACTGCTGGAACATTAGCAGGTACAGTCACTTCTTCTGGTCTTCTAACCGTGACGGCTGGTGGAGCTGGCAGCACAGCAACAGGACAATTCGTAAGTGAGATCACTGTCATTGACTGAGGATAATAACAATGAACACAATGATTCGTTGGTCTGTGATGACTGTAGTGGGTGCAAGTGTCACACTTGTTCCTGCTCTGGCGGTTCCTGTGGTCCCAAATTTCACCCAGGGATCCATGACCTCAAGGACGGAGACCACTCAGAAGATAACTGAGACAATAAATTCAATGGATTATAACACTGGGTATCAGTATTCTGCTACTGGCACTGGTGTATCAGCATCTGGAAACCTCTCACCAGGAACAGGTGCTAGCAATGTAACTATAAATGGAGTGACTTCATCATGGACTGGAGCAACAAGCAAACCACAGTTCACACAGACGACACCAGGAGCAGCGTTTCAGTTTACAGAAACTTATCGCGGTCCTGGTTTAAGCAATCAAACAATTATTCAAAGAGAAACCGAGGTTATAAGCATAACCGATACCACAAGTATCTTCTCGCAGTAACTTTATTATTCGCTAATCCTTCTTATGCTGAAACTGTTGGTGGTGTCTCTGCTACTGCTAATCCTGTGGCTAACTCTTCAGGCTCCGTTACAAACCAAGCTATACAGGTCCTTCAGGGACCATACATTACAAACACATACGGTGGAGGTATACAATGTCAAGGTCCCACTCGCAATTTCACTCCGTATATAACAGGTAGTGTCTCTGCTGCTAAACCTTTTGAAGGTTATTATGATGACCCAGTATACGATGTCACCGATAACTTTGGT